CACTTGAAGAAGTGGTCGAGCCATATGACTTAATTGAAGTTCTAGATAGTCTTATGGAGAACGAGTACATAGACGGGTACTACTTTAATTGGGAAACTTCAGAAGTTGAATTAGACGTGCCTAAACACGTAGAAGTCGCTGCCATCCTTGATGGCTTTAAAGATCTAAGAGAGAGTAAATCCAAACCTAGAAGGGATACGCATTAATGAAATTCTTTAAATACATACTTAGTTTTTTCCCTACAAGCCTACCCCATGGAGTTGAACAGTTCAATGCCTGGGCTAATGATATCCTAGGCTTCGCTAAATGCCCTGACAACGACTCAACCCGCTTCGCCCTGGCTGTTATGATCCTTCACTGCAATAGCACTGAGGATACCAAGCCTAAGCGTTATTTCGTTAAAGCCCTTAATAAGGCAGCATCTAATGAGATTGCTAACGATATCGCCCAGGGGTTTAAGCGTAAGCAGCAGGCTGAGCACGAAGCTAAAATGAAAGCAGACATAGAGAAAGCCACTTCAACACAAGGTGTACCAAGTGGTGTTTCACAAGACGGCCAAGTTCAAGCAGCTTCAAGCTAAGTGGTATAAGAAGCTAGAGAAATCTGGTTTTGAGGATGCTGAGCAAGATGAATTATACCTTAAACAATACTCAGCTCCAGTCTCAAGTAGTATAGAGGTTGAACATCCTGGTATCCTAGATGATTTAAGAGATGACCTATTGTCTGATGCCAAGCAAGAATACTATCGCTGGTGTAGACATATGCTTAATGACTGGCAGTTTAGAAGTAAGACCGAACACCGAATGTTTGAGATGCACAGCGAAGTCATCGGCATCCGGGTAATAGCTAAGAAGCTTAGGACTTACAAAAATAAAGTGCATAAAGAATTAACTGCACTTATTCAAAGGATGAAGAGTGGAAACAACAGTAAAGATTAGGCCTGCAGTATCTAGTGATACGGCCTTTATCTTCAAATCCTGGTTAATGGGGCAATATCATGGTAATAGGCCTGCTAAAGGGGTAAAACAAGACCCCCGTTACCCCATTGATTACCTGGGTAGTATCGATCAAGATACGTTTATGAAAGAATACCACAGTTTTATCGAGCTACAGCTATCCCGTAAAGGTGTCAATATCCAAGTAGCCTGCCTTTCTACTGATCCTGATGTTGTACTTGGGTATTCCGTTAGCTGTGGTTCTACGCTTATCTGGGTGCATGTAAAGCCCGATTGGCGTAACATCGGGATAGGCCGCGATCTTATCCCTAAAGACATTAAAGAAGTATCAAATTTAACGAGGACTGGTGACGCTATTAGACGTAAGCATAACTGGGCCTTCAATCCTTGGAGTTAAAATGAAAATTAATCACTTATGCTTGCATTCTGATTTGTTTATACCCCGTATAGGTAGCGTTACCTCAGTTGGTGGTGGTAATGTTATCACGACAGGTAAAGGCGCTAAGCTAGCTGGCCTTACAATGGAAGCCTTACCAGATGGTATTGGAGTGAAGCTTACTATTAAAGGTATCTCTGCTGTCATCCCATGGGCTAACATTAAGCTGGCATTGTATGACGAGAAGAATAGCTAATTTTACAAGTAAGGTTACTCCTGTGGCTGCAGACTTAAGTTTAGCGACAACTAGCATTGATGAGTTAACCCTTAAGACGCTAGAGATACTCCGTAGGGAGGTTCTAAACCTTATGGGTGAATCCACAGCGGGTAAACTTAGCCCACAGAGCAGCACTGCGTTAGTATCTTATATTAAGCTACTCGGTGAACTTAAAGAGCAGGAAAAAGATCTACTCGATGAATTGTCTAACAAACACTTACAGGAGATAGCGGGGAAAGAATGAAATGTTTATTATTTATTACGTTGCTTTTATTGTCTTCATGTACTACATTTACCTGGAATGAGCGGGGACTTGGTAGGGCTTGCAATAATGGCATTGCTCAGTATGATGATGGTAGCATGTCTTTTAAATGCCAAGTGAAGAATGATAACACCCAAAGCCGCTAAGAAAGAATTAGCTAAACGTATAGCTGCCAGCCATTCTCGTCCCATTAGTGATGATGAGAATTTTAAACCCCAAAATGATTTCGTTAATGACCCTACACGGTATATCATAGGGCAGTGCTCACGTAGAGCGGGTAAATCGAATGGTCTTGGTAAGCGCTACTTCAAGACTATGGAGAAATACCCCGGTGCTACTTGTATCTACTTGAGTATGACCCGTGAGTCTGCTAAATCTATTATGTGGCCTGTCCTCCATGAGCTTAATGATAAATACCAAATAGGTTGTACATTTACAGAGTCTAAACTTGAGATGCAGCATCCTAATGGTGCTAAGCTTAAACTATACGGCGCTGATATGCAGAACTTCATCAAGCGTCTTAAAGGACAGAAGTCTCCTGGCATAGGTATCGATGAGGCCCAGGACTTCGGCCAGCATCTACAATCTCTTATTGATGATGTATTAACTCCAATGCTTACTGACTATGAAGACTCCTGGTTAGCTGTAACAGGCACACCAGGACCAGTCCCTCAAGGGTATTTCTTTGATATCACTCAAGGGAGGAAGTATGGGTATAGTTACCACGCTTGGACATTGCTTGAAAACCCTTACCTACCAGATCCAGCAGCTTTTATCCAAGATCTCAAAGCTAAACGCGAATGGGACGATAACAATCCAACTCTCAAAAGAGAATGGCTTAATCAGTGGGTCTTGGACGTACAAAGTCTCTGGATCAGATACAGTGCTTCACGGAGTCACTACATTGAATTACCAAAACTGCAAGGAGGGTACCACTACATCCTCGGGATTGACATTGGCTTCAAAGATGCGGATGCGCTCGCCGTTCTCGCCTATGGGGACACGGGTAAAGATACGTATCTCGTTGAAGAAATAGTTACGCCTAAACAAGGCCTTACTGAATTAGTTAACCAGATTCAAACCCTGCGTAAGAAATATGACTTCTCCAAGATGGTAATAGACGAAGGCGGCCTTGGTAAGAAGCTGGCTGAGGAAATGCGTAGACACCATGCCATACCCGTTGAACCCGCCGATAAAGCCCGTAAGCAGGAGAATGTAGAATTTCTTAATGATGCTTTACGTTTAGGCCAATTCAAAGCCAAATCTGCTAGTAGATTTGCTACTGATAGCTATCTGGTACAAATCGATTGGGAGAAGTCTAGGCCCGATAAAATTGTTGTTAAAAAACACCCTCACTCTGATATCATCGACGCTGTGTTATACGCTTTTAAAGAATCACCAGCATTTGCGTATGAGAAAGAAATACCTAAGCCTAAGTATGGTAGTAAAGAATGGGCTGAAGCTCAACAATCTGAAATGTGGGAAAAGGCAACGGAGCACTTTGAAGAGGTTAACAAAACACTCCGCCGCCTTAACAACTTCGGGTTAGGGGACGAGGATTAGTTATTTTCTTTTATCAAACTCATGAATCAAAACCATAACAAACACCACCATTAGTACTGTACTCATAAACCCTCCTCGAATAATTGTGCACCTTTTAATAAGATCATATCATTATTAGTAAAATCAATCAATACCCAATTACCTTCTCTAAACCCACCTATTGGTTCTAACAACTTCATTACTGCATATCCGTATTTGTAGGTATACATTACAGCTTTAATCTCTTTCTGGCCCTGTCTAAGTACATAAAGTGTCATAAAACCTTCTTTCACTCTTAGAATACCACAATTTCACTTAAAAACAAACAAAAAGCGTACAAAATAACACTATTAGAACCTACAGGAGGCCTAATGCTACCTTTCCTTAAAAAAGCCAAAGAAGTCAGCCCTATAGTCGCTCAAGACGAGGTTACTCGATCTCATGAAGGCGAGGATGACGGTAAAAAACAAGCTATGTCTGAGATGATTGAGGCTATACACGCTAGGGACGCTGAGGCTCTTCATACAGCCCTTAGTTCTTACCTTGATATCCATAACTCACGTAATGTAGAAGAAGGTGAATAATGCCATTACTCAAAGGTAAAAAGAATATGGGTAAAAACATTAAAACGGAGATGGAGGCTGGAAAGCCCCAGAAGCAAGCAGTGGCAATAGCATATAGTATGTTGAAACGTAAGAAGAAAATGGCTAAAGGCGGAGAAGTTAGAGAAGAAGTCTTCGACGGTAAGCTTGATAATGATGAAAAAGAACAGACAAGTCTAGACCCAGTTCAGCGTTTTGCAAAAGGCGGAGAAGCTGAGATGAAAGAGAATTACCAAGATGATGGTGATTCTGATGAGGATGATATCGTTTCCCGTGCTATGCGCAAAATGAAGAAGAAGCGCTCTAAATGATTGATACTAAAGAGCTTGCTAAACTCGTAAAGTTTTTACGTAAGTCTGGTGTCACTAAATTCGAGGACAGCGGGCTTAAGATTGAGCTTGCTCCTGAGATTCCTAAAGCCCCAAGGCGCAAGAAAATGGTTGAAGTAACTTCTCAAATTCATGATGATATTCAAACAGATGAGATGAGTCAAGAAGACCTATTATTTTATAGCGCAGGCGGTGTACCACAAGAATTAGCGGGTGATTGATGCCTACAGTATCTAAAGTAACTCCTAAGTCCACAGTTAAGGTAAAGACCAAACCACAGTCAGCTGAGAAGAATGCATATGAATGGTGGAAAGCACCGTCAGATAAAGATCTGTGTGACCAACTACTTAGCACTGCAGCCTACCTAAAAGAAGGCCAGCATTACCGATATAGACAAGCAGCTATCTATGCGAGGTTATATGGAAATCAGAGTCTTTTTAGCTTTATTGGTAGCAATATTTCTAAGCTTGATCACACGAACCAAATTCCTTTAGATAAACCTACGTTTAACGTAATCCAATCGAGTGTAGACACTCTGGTGAGCCGCATAACCCAAACAAGACCCTCTCCCGTATTCCTTACAGATAACTCAGACTATCGTGAGCGTACATTAGCTAAGAAGCTTAATAATTTCGTATTAGGTATGTTCTATGAAGCTAAGACGTATGAGAAAGCTGAGTTCGCTCTTAGAGACGCATTAGTTGAAGGCACAGGCTGCCTTAAGATCATTGAGACGCCAGATCATAAAGTAGGCCTTGAGCGTGTATTCCTTACAGAACTCCTTATAGATCAGAATGAAGCTGTCCATGGTGATCCTAGACAGCTATACCAGCTTAAGCTCGTAGATAGGGCCGTATTGTTAGCTGGCAGCCCTAAGTATAAATCAATAATCGAATCCGCTGCTAAAGCGTATCCCGATAACTCTGCAGATTCTAGTAAGTCTGTATCCGATATGGTAATGGTAGTTGAAGGATGGCGTCTGCCCAGTGGTAAAGATACAGGAGATGGTAGACATGTCATTGCTTGCTCGTCTGGTGTTATATCTGACGAGGTTTGGAAGAAAGATAAATTCCCGTTCGTGTTCATGCACTACAGCCCTCGTTTCCTTGGTTTCTGGTCACAAGGATTGGCGGAGCAACTCATGGGCACACAGTTGGAAATTAATAGTCTACTTTATACAATTTCAAGGGCCATCAAGCTCGTCGGCGTGCCTCGAGTGTTCCAAGAAGAATCTAGTAAAGTAATCAGCGCCCATAACTCTAATGAGATTGGCGTAATCGTAAAATATAGAGGGATTAAACCTACTTATGAAGTGGCTCCGTGTAACGCTCCAGAATTGTATGCAGAAAGAGATAAGCTCATTCAGTACGCCTACCAACAATGCGGTGTGTCTGCGATGCAAGCTACGGGATCTATGCCCGCTGGGCTCGAATCTGGTGAAGCACAGCGCACGTATGATAATATCTCAACAGACCGATATGCTGCGCTTGCTAGACGATACGACAACCTCTTCATCGACCTCGCGTACGCCATGATTGATAAGGCTATAGACATTGCAGAAGAGCAAGGGTCTTATAGCACAGTGTATCCTAACAAGAATGGTACTAAAGAAATTGATCTACCTAAGGCAGCTAGAATTAGAGATAGCTTTGTAATTCAATGCTTTAACCAATCAAGCCTACCCCGTGATCCTGCTGGCCGTCAACAGGCTATCATTGAGCGTATGCAAGCTGGGATGATTACGATTAAAGAAGGCAGAAGACTTATGGACTTCTCAGACCTTCAGCAGATTGAAACCCTTGCTAATGCTTCAGAAGAACGCATTTATAAATATCTTGATGAGATCATTGAGGATAATAAGTATACAGGACCAGACCCATTTATGGATCTAGACCTAGCTAAAGATATTGTAGTTCAATACTACAATCTTTATATCGCTAATAAGCTTGAGGCGGATAAAGCCCAGAAGCTTAGGGACTTCTATACGCAAGTATTAGACCTTAAGCAAGCTGCTATGCCTCCAGCTCCTCCTGCAATGCCAGGAGCACCTGGTGCTGCACCTCAGGCTAACCCTGAGCCAGCCCCAACTTCACCTATGTTACCTAACGCACCTGGACAGGCTGCGTAATAAGTAGTAATTAATTTAACAAGGAGCAATCAGATGCCTAAAGTCATGCCAATCGATAGTTTTGCCAAACCCCAGACAGCCCCAGAAAGCCCTAGAATAATCAAGGCTTTAACCAATGCTAGCCCACATAATCCTACGGTTAGCGCTCAACAGGCCCCGCCGGCTACCAGTGCCCCAGAAGCCGCCGCTTTAACTGCCCCTGAAGGACAGACAGACACTACTGAGGCCAATTCTGAAGCGAAGCCATTGAGCCCTCAATACGCAGCCTTAGCCCGTAAGGAAGCTGCCGTACGTACTAGGGAGAAGGATCTCCAGGCTAAAGAAGCTGCTTTTAAAGCTAACGAGAGTGAACTTAATACTCTTAAGGCCTTTAAAGCTAAACTTCAAGAAAGCCCACTAGATGCCCTTAATGAGCTGGGTATTACGTATGATCAGCTAGTCGAGCAAGCAGTCAATCAACCTAATCCTGAAATGAAGTCAGTTAAAGATGAACTGAAAGCCATTAAGGAAGCACAAGCAAAACAAGAAGAGTCAGCTAAAGCTAGAGAAACTGCTCAGCGTGAGGCAGCCGTGTCACAAATTAGGCATGATGCTGAAGCGTTGGTAGAGTCTGATCCTAATTTTGCTACTGTTAAAGAAGCCGGTGCCACTGAAGACGTTGTAGATTTGATAGTTAGAACGTTTGATGAGTCTGGTAAACTTTTGACAGTTGAAGAAGCTGCAACTGCTATTGAGAATGAGTATTTAGAAGAAGCAATGAAAATCACGAGCTTTACAAAGGTTAAAGCTAAACTAACACCCCAAGTTGTTGAAGCGAGTAAAGAAAAGCAGCCACAAGCTACAGGAATAAAGACGCTCACCAATACAATGACTAGTAATCGTCCACTTACCGCAAGGGAGCGAGCAATTATGGCATTCAAGGGTGAATTAAAATAACTTTTAAAAAGGATTGAACATGGCCAATACAGCTACGTATGCGAATTCAAGTAATCAAATCGCATCGTTAAAAGAGTTGTACACAGACAACTCAGATTACATGAAAGATTTAGTTTATAAGGAAAATCCCTTATTTGCTATTATGCCTAAAAACGAATCACCTGATGGTTTCGCTGGTAAATACATTCCAGTTCCATTGGAATACGGTAACCCTCAAGGTAGATCACACACGTTCTCGCAAGCTCAAACTAATCAAACAGCTGCTAGCCTTGTGTCCTACTTCGTTTACGTTATCGAAGACTACCAACTGGTTACAATCACTAACCTTTTGATGGAGCAAACTAAGACGAATGCTGGTGCATTTGTTGACGCTGCTAAACTCCAAATGGATGGTGGATTCCGTAATATCACGAATAACATCGCTCATGAGATCTTTGGATCAGGTACTGCTACTCGTGGTATCGTAGGTACATTCTCTGAAACTGGTGGATCTCCTAACACAGTTACAATCGTTCTTAGTAACCCACCTGATGTAGTTAGTTTTGAAGTTGGTATGACATTGGTTGCTTCGTCAACTGATGGTGGTGCTCCTTCAACTGATTATCTGGATGTTACTGCAGTTGATCGTATCTCTGGTACGATTACTGGTACAGGTTCAACTACCTCTATGGATGCTAAATTCCATGCTGGTGGATACTTGACACAGATTGGTGACCTTCCTTCTGCTGGTGCTACCAACACAGGATCTTACCTCGCTTTGTCTGGACTCGCCGCTTGGGTGCCTAAAACGTCACCTGCTAGCAATGATAGCTTCTGGGGAGTTAATCGCTCTGCAGATCCTACCAGACTCGCTGGACTTCGATATGATGCTTCTGCATTCACAATCGAAGAAGGTATCACTAATGCATTAGCTTTGGCTAACCGTGAAGGTGCTAAACCTGATTACTGCATTATCGATTTCGCTTCTTTTGCTGCACTTGTTAACGCTTTGGGTGCTAAAGTCCAATACGTTCAAGTTAACCATGATGAAGTTGAAGTTGCTTTTGAAGGTATTCAGTTCCATTCTGCTTATGGACGTATTATCGTTCTTGCAGATAGAAGCTGCCCCGCTCAAACAGCTTATCTTTTGACGCTTTCGACTTGGAAGTTGAGAAGTCTTGGTAAAGTCCCCCATATCCTTACTTACGGTATGGAAGGTCTTGAAGGACTGCGTGTTGGTAATGCTGATGCCCTTGAGATCAGAATTGGCTATTACGGAAACGTAATCTGCTGTGCTCCTGGTTTCAACATGGTAGTAACACTTTCTCAGTAATTCGTTACTAACCTAAACCATTAGTAATACTAGGCCCTGGTGGAAACATCGGGGCCTTTTTATGTGTAAATATACACAATTATTACAAATTGTAATGTGTAATTTTACACCCTTTAAGGACGTCCTAACACTACTGAGGCCCTAATCTTTAGGGCAGACGGCCCATATGAGCTACCACTGACATATGGTGATCGAAACTGGTGGAATAAGGACATAAAATGGCAAATCGTAATTGGATGAACGGGCATAAGGTCTACACGAATCTTACAGCTCCCTCAATCGTAACATGTCAATTTACTGTAGACGCTGATGATACTGCAGGTAAAGGTATTACTGACCTGATATCAAATGGTTATGTTAAGAACGTGTTTATGCATACAAGTGCTACCCCTGCTACTGGTAATCCAAACCCGGGCGTTGGGTATATCTTAGTGCAGTTTACAGATAATTATGCTAAAGCT